CCTGACACCGCTTGCTGTTGCTGGCCAGATGGTGCGGGAAGGTCAGAAGTTTGGCATTGACGCGCGCCAGGTTCGGGAACAAGCGCAAGTTGGCGCGGGCGTTATGGTTGCCAACTATGAACGGTTGGCAAAGCTTGATCCATCGTCGTTCGGCGCTGTTGTGATGGATGAAAGCAGCATCCTGAAATCGTTCAACGGGAAAATTCGCACTACCATGATTGGAGCGTTCAAGGATACCCCATTCAAGCTTGCAGCTACAGCCACGCCTAGCCCTAATGACCACATGGAACTTGGCAACCATGCAGAGTTTCTTGACGTTATGCGGCAACAGGAGATGCTGTCTAAGTGGTTTATCAACGATACCAGCACGGCAAGTCAAGATTGGCGGATCAAGGGTCACGCTGCTAATGACTTTTGGCAATGGGTTGCAAGCTGGAGTCGTTGCGCGACATTACCTAGCGACTTGGGAGGCGATGATGATGGATATATTCTGCCGGATATTGACACTCAGCTGCATACTGTTTCGGCGGATCGCACGACTGCCACTCAAGGTATGTTGTTTCGCATTCCAGAATTGAGCGCCACCAGCTTTCACGCGGAAAAGCGCCTGACAATTAGGCAACGGTGCGAATTGGCGGCTGAACTGGCAACGCATGATAAGCCTGTGACTGTATGGTGTGAGACTAACGACGAAAGCGCCATGCTTGCCAAGATGATCCCAGGCGCTAAGGAAGTAGTCGGCAGCATGGATGCCGACGTGAAGGAAAAGCTTTTGCTTGGATTTGCTGATGGTGACTATCGGGTGATCGTTGTAAAGCCAAAGCTTGCCGGGTTCGGTGTCAACTGGCAGCATTGCGCCCATGCGGTTTTTGCAAGTGTCAGCTACAGTTACGAGCAATTCTATCAGGCGCAACGTCGTTCGCATCGGTTCGGGCAATCGCAGACGGTTCGGAATGACGTTGTGATTGCGGACACAGAAAAGGCAATTTGGGACGTTGTTTCCGTCAAGGCGGAAAAGCATAAGGAGATGAAACGGAACATGGCTAACGCTATGAAAAAAGCGCAGATTGAGGGTTCAAGACGGGTTGTGTATGACCGCCCACTTGATCTATGGTTCCCGGATTGGGTTAGGAGCGGAAAATGAAAAAACCAGAATATCAAGGCAAGGGTTGGGCTTTGCACAATTCGGACTGCATCGAGGGTATGGCGGCTATGCCGCAAGACAGTATTGACTGCGCGATCTTTAGCCCTCCTTTCGGTGATCTTTTCGTATATTCCGAAAGCGAGCGTGACTTGGGCAATGCTGGCACGGGGGCTAACTTTATCAACCAGTATAAGTTTTTCGCAAGCCAGTTGACCCGAGTAATGAAACCAGGGCGGATTGTCTGCGTTCATTGCACTGATCTGCCGATGCGCAAGGGGCGTGATGGCGCTATTGGGTTGCAGGACTTTAGTGGCGACCTGATTAAAGCTCACACGGATGCGGGATTGATTTATCATGGCCGCACGACTATTTGGAAAGACCCTGTAGTCGAGATGCAGCGGACTAAAGCATTGGGCTTGCTTTACAAGCAAATCCGCAAAGATAGCGCGATGAACCGCGTAGGGATGCCAGACTATATGCTATTTTTCCGCAAGGACGGGGATAATCCTGACAGGATTGAGCATACTGCGCTAACCCATCGCAAAACTGAAAAGATCATCGGATGGGAGTTTGCAGATGAGTGCGGGGATTATTCCGACCCTGTATATCAGGAAGATAAGCCTGACGATGATAACGAATGGGAACCGATCCATGAAACTATCCGGGTAGTGTCAGATGACACTATTGCGATTGCCCGTAAATGGCTTGAACATATGCGGCGCGAAGGATTGTGCGGGGAAGTGCCTGATGATGATGCGTTGCGTGTGATTATCCCGCATGTTGAGTTTGATGTTTACGAATGGCAGAAGCTTGCAAGCCCTGTTTGGATGAATATCGACCAAGGTAAGGTTTTGAACGGGTGGCGCAGCGCCAAGGCTCAGAACGATGAACGGCATGTTTGCCCGTTGCAGTTGGATACCATCCAGAATTGCTTGCGGCTTTACAGCAAGCCGGGGGACGTGGTTATGGACCCATTTAATGGGATTGGCAGCACCGGGTATCAGGCTTTGAAAATGATTCGCCGATATATTGGGTTTGAACTCAAGCCTGAATATGCAGAGCAGGCGGGGGCTAACTTGGCTATGGCCGAACGTGAAAGCGGCGATTTGTTTAGCGGGGTGTCTGAATGACCCTATCTGCATATCGTTCGACTATGGTGCGCCGTTGGCATACTAACCCGCACCTGAGCCATACCGTTGACCACGTGGGCTACCACGGGGGGCGGATGGCGGTTTTGGCTATCATGTTCTGGCCTGGCAATGCGGATTTGATAGAGGCCTGCATCACCCATGATCTAGGTGAGTTTGCGAGCGGTGATGCGCCGTATGAGGCCAAGCAATACCCGCCACTAAAGGAAGCCCTGAACGAGATTGCAGATGGGTGGTCAGTAGATAACGGGCTGGATATGCACTTGGGCCTTGGAGTTGTGAACGCCAAGCGGTTGAAGTTTCTGGACCGCGCGGATGCTTATTTGTGGATGATGCACTATGCGCGGCGGTTGCGGTGGAATGCCGACTGGAAAGAGCAACGGCAATGGTTGATGCACGAGGCGATTGAACTTGAGATTGGCGATAAATGGCTTGAAATAGCTGTTGACGCGGCGCGTGTATAGGGTATGGTTGGGATATGGAAAGAGGAGTTGAGATAATGAACCTGACAGAACGGACTGACGCGGCGCGAGTATTGTGGAATGCGGTAATGGGGATTGACGGCATTGCGCAAGCCAAGCCCGGAACGCGCATTGTGTATCACACGGGGCGGACTTGGAGCCTATCGGAGTATGGCCGCAAGGTTGGGGCTATGGCGGGGGAATTGGCTGATCGTGGCCGGGTGATCCTTTGCCAGCGCAAGCTTGCCGGGTCAGATGAATATGAATGGATTGCGGTGGTCCGTAGCTAACCCGTCCACTTGACACAACCTATTGCGGCGGGTATCTGTTACGGTTCCCGCCGTATCAACATATAGAGGTTTCACCGCATGACTGACTTTGCCGCGCCCATTTCAGAACAAATCTGGAATGAAAAATACCGCCATAAGGCCCATGATGGCACGGCATATGATGAAACGGTGCAAGACACATGGCGGCGGATTGCGCGTGATTTGGCTTCGGTTGAGCGTGACCCGGCAAAGTGGGAAGACGTGTTTTATTCCGCGCTTGAAGGGTTCAAGTTTTTGCCAGCCGGTCGGATTACGGCAGGCGCTGGCACTGGCCGGAATGTGACACTGATCAACTGCTTTGTTAACGGGACTATCCCGGATAGCATGTCAGGCATTTTTGACATGCTGAAAGAAGCGGCTTTGACTATGCAGGCTGGAGGCGGGATTGGCTATGACTTTTCCACACTCCGTCCAAAGGGCGCGCTTGTGAAAGGCGTTGACGCTGATGCAAGCGGCCCGCTGTCGTTTATGGCGGTTTGGGATGCGATGTGCCGCACGGTCATGAGCGCGGGAAGCCGTCGCGGGGCTATGATGGCAACTATGCGGTGTGATCATCCAGATATTGAGGATTTTATCGAGGCAAAGCAATCTGGCGCGGCGTTGCGCATGTTTAACCTTTCCGTGCTGGTGACTGACCCTTTCATGCAAGCGGTCAAGTCTGGCGGTGACTGGCCACTTGCATTCAACGGCAAGACTTACCGCACGGTCAAGGCGGTTGACCTGTGGCAAAAGATCATGCGCGCAACATATGACTATGCAGAGCCTGGTGTGATCTTTATTGACCGGATCAACGCGCGCAATCCGCTGAATTATTGTGAGGTTATCGCGGCCACGAACCCTTGCGGCGAGCAGCCCCTTCCGCCATATGGCTCTTGCCTATTGGGCAGCGTTAACCTTGCGCGTATTGCATCGACTGCGGGGATTAACTGGACTGAACTTGACCGCGTTGTCAGGATTGCCATTCGGATGATGGATAACGTGGTGGACGTGTCGCGGTATCCGCTGGCCAAGCAACGGGAACAGGCGCTACAGAAGCGGCGTCTTGGGCTTGGCGTGACGGGGCTTGCGGACGCCCTAGCTATCATGGGGCTGACCTATGGCAGTGATGATGCGGTTGATATGACTGACCGGATCATGAAGGAAATCGCCTTGATCAGCTATTCGACTTCGATTGATCTTGCGCGGGAAAAGGGGCCGTTCCCGATGTTTGACCGTGATCAGTATTTTGCCGATACGGTGCCAGAGCTGGCTGACGATATCAAGCGTTATGGTATCCGCAACAGTCACCTGACCAGCATTGCGCCAACTGGCACGATTAGCCTTTACGCCGGGAACGTGTCTAGTGGGATTGAGCCTATCTTTGCGGCGGCTTATGAACGCAAGGTTTTGGAAAAGGACGGGTCGCATCGGGTGGAGGAAGTGGTTGACTATGCGGTCGCGGAATATCGGGCGCGGTCGAATAGCAAGACGTTGCCCGCGCATTTTGTGACGGCGCAAAGTCTGGCCCCTGCGGATCATGTAAGGATGCAGGCAGTTGCGCAAAAGTGGGTTGATAGCGCCATTTCCAAGACTATCAACGTGCCTGCGGATATCAGCTTTGATGATTTCGCGGATGTTTACATGATGGCCTGGGATATGGGGTGCAAGGGTTGCACGACGTATCGGCCTAATGACGTGACTGGTAGTGTGTTGACGGTTAGCGATGATGCGACGGGCGCGGATGATGCGAGCGAGGGCGGGGCTTGTGTCTATGACCCTGCGACTGGCGAAAGAAGTTGTGCAGGATAACGCTTGACGTTATCAGCGTGGCCATGCTACCAGACGGCATGGCCACGCATAAAGGAACCGACCGATGCAAGATGCGCCTATGACGTATGACTTGATTGGGCCAAGCTACTACGATGACCCATATTACCAGTCGGAACATTACAAAGCCAAGCTTGCGTTTGCTTACGCAACAGAAGATGCACGGCAATCGTTGCAGCGGAAAGAAAGCACTCCAGAAGCCTTGGCATACGCACGGTTTTTGAATGCAGTAGAAAATGACGCAACGATGGCGCATGGGGTGTTTAAGAGTTTTTCAGTAGACGAAGACGAGGTTTTGCGGGATTTTCCTTTTCTTGCAACGGTGTCAGTCTGCGAAAACAACCCTTGACGTGGCCAGTATGCCCGTGTTAAAAGCGGGCATACCTAATCCTTGGAGGGATGAAAGATGACTGGCAAGACGCTGAAAGAACTGAACGTGCAACCGGGCGACGTGGTGTATTACCACTATGCAGCTCTGGGGAGGGGGGGCAACAGAGTGTTTCGTTCTTATCTTCCTGATGGGAACGGAATTGACAGTGAGGGAGATCACATGGCGGCGGAAGCCCCATACTGGCACCTCGTTTCCCGCGCCGTCGATACCCCGAAACTGTGGCGCGATATGACGCCAGAGGAAAAGGGCGCATTGTTGCTGGCCCACCATGAGGGGAAAGTGATTGAGTTTTGTAATGGTGGTGAGTGGTACGAGCCCAGCCCGTGCCGTTGGCATCCCGGCAATGCCTACCGCGTCCACCCAGAGCCGAAGGTTGAGGCGGTGATTGTTTACGGCAGTCAAAGTAGCATAAATGACAATTTCCATTTTGGGCCGGACTTCAACAGCGACGACACACACCGCATCACATTTAACCTGATCGACGGCGAACCTGACTGCGACAGCGTGAAAATGGAGGACCTGTGATGACCCTGACACGCGAGACTGTGGAGCAGCTGCTGGCCGATGCAACGCAGGGGCCTTGGGGCTGGAAAGACGACTGCGAACTGTTTGGCTTTGCTGGCGAACAGATCATTGCCCATGCCTCTTATGAGGGCATGTGGTTCGCTTGCTATGGAGATCCGGAGAAGGACGAAGCAAACCGCCGAATGCTTGAGTCCGCACCTGACCTCGCAACCACCCTGCTGGCCGCATGGGATGAACGGGATGCGATGCAACGGTCGCAAACCTACAGCTACATCGGGCGCGACGGGAAAACTGTGCTGGCCCGTGATTTGGAAGACCGCGCCGAAGCCGCAGAGGCCAAGCTTGCCGAGCGTGACGCGGAAATCGCGCGGTTGCGGGAGACTTTGGACAACCTATTGGACGCCATCACGGCCACAGATCAAATCGGCGATAGGGTTCTTTCGATTACAGGGTCAACAGCTAACCTGAAGTGGCTGATCGAAACAATCGAGGATTCCCGCGCCGCACTCAACAAGGAACCCAATCCATGACTGAACTTGAAAAAGCCATCTCGGAAATCAAGCGCTCCAGAGTTGATGACACTTACACGTTGGAAACCGCCGAAGCTTGGAGAGTAATCTCCAAAGCCGTAGCATCCGGCGAACTGATCCCCGCGACCGAACGCGCTGATGCGGTGAAGATCAAGCCGCTGGTGTGGCGCTTCTTTGACGTAGATCATTCGTTTGGAAAAGGCGTATACGACGCTAATTCCATTGGTCACACCTACACAATTCAAGATTGCGGGAAAAGAGACTTCCCGATGAGGTTTTACGTCTCGGCTGTTTCGGCATCCTTTGCTGAATTGAGTGACGCCAAAGCCGCAGCCCAAGCCGACTACGAAGCCCGCATCCGCGCCGCGATTGGGGGTGTGGAATGAACGAAAAGCAAGCGGCAATCACGCTAGCCTTACTGGTGGTGTTGGTTGTCGGGATGACAATCGGTGTAGCTGGCATATCCAACGAATGGCGACGCGCCACTGTTGACCGTGGGCTAGCCCTGTATTGCCCGACAGACGGACAGTGGGCTTGGGTTGGGGAGTGTAAGGAATGACCGCGCCGGAACTGTTCCGCGTTGAAGTTGTTCCTGATCGGCCATCCAGCGGAATGTGGCACAGTGGCCCTAATCCATCTTGGGTAACAGTCACCCACCTCCCAACCATGACACAAGCCCGCGCATACGGTAGAAGTCAACACAAGGCGCGTGAAGCTGCAATGACTTGCGTCCAGATGATGCTGGCAGACCTTTGCGCGGATGGCGATATCTGCAGCTTCCCCGAAGCCCTATACGCAACCAAAGGATATACACCATGACCGCGCCGGAACGGAGGGCTGGGAATGATTAAGGTTACACTAGACGACGTGATGGGGACTGACCTAAGCCCTGTGATGGAATGCTCAGTGTGCGGTAATCTTAAACTATACCCATCTCAATTCTACAAAAAATCATCCGCAAGAGGTGGGTTTTGCAAGCATTGCAAAGACTGCCATAAAGAAACATCTAAGAGAAATAGAAAGGACAGACATTCAAATGATCCATTCAGAGAAAAACATTACAACTTAAAATCCTCTGCAAACTACCAAGGCGTTGAATATAGTCTTGATGCTGAATATTTAAAATCAATCTGGACTGGCAGATGCTCAATATTTGGACTAGACATTCACTTAAAAACTGGATGCAGGTCTGATCCATATCATGCAGAGGTTGACAAGATCATTCCGAAATACGGATACGTCAAAGGGAATGTGCAATGGGTAAGTCATCGCGCAAATAGACTAAAGGATAACGCAACCATTGATGAATTGGAAAAGGTTCTAGAAAACATGAGGAAGCACTTGCTTTGAAATACAGCGCAAAACTTATCGGCCTAACTCAACCAATAAACATCATCGCGGATGGGCCAGAAGCGCTTATTGCCTATTGTGCCAGGAGGTCGAGTGACAAACCGAAAAAGGGATGGGCGGAAAACTACTCCGGCCTTTTAGACTACTGCGTGAAAAACAAGCATTGGTCTGTTTTTGCAATGGCCGACGCGGTTATAGAAATAGAAGCGCCCAGAGATATTTGCCGCCAAATTCTGCGCCATAAGTCCGGCGACTTTCAGGAATTTTCACAGCGTTATTCTGATGAAATCACGTTTACGACACGGGAAATCAGGCGTCAGGACAATAAGAACAGGCAGCAATCATTTGATGATTTTACTGATGACGAAAAAGAACAGTTCAAGGCTGATTGCCAGCAGGCGGTGATGATGATGAAGGGACTTTACGACAAGTGGCGCAACCGTGACGGAGCGAAGGAATGTTGCCGTGTGTTTCTTCCTGAGGGGTTGACTATGAGCAACATGGCGTTTAAGGCTAGCGTTAGGACGTGGCTTCATTATCTTGATGTGAGGGACGACGATAAGGCCACGCAAAAAGAACACGTCATGGTTGCTAGGGCTATTCGGCAGGAGATCGCGCCTTATTTCCCTGCAATCATCGGCGCAACCAAATAGACCCGCAATCGTGGGCTAGTTATGTGGAAGGGGATATATGATGAAACTGACACCGCAACAGCTAATTGACCTGCCCGGTTACGGCATGGCAGAGAAACAGCTTAGGAATGATGGGCGATGGTCTGACGCTGAAAGCTTCGATGGGGTGACTGCCGTAACTGTAACCGTCAAAGTGACTGGATATTATGAGCCTGATGTTGAAACACAATATATCACTGTTACCGCCACTTCCGAAGACGAAGCTTTGGACATGGCAGAAGATAAGTCTGATTTTGACACCATTGAAGACGTAGTTATCGAAACCGCCAAGGAGGCACAATGCAACTGACACTAGAACAATCCGCGCTAAAGTCGCTACTATCCAAGCTGATCGGGGCAGTTGAAAAGCGCAATACCATTCCATCGCTTGCCAACGTCGCGCTGATCACTGACGGCGATATGTTGACCGGCAAGGCCACGGACCTTGATATTGAGGTTACAGGCACGGCACCGGCCACTGTGACGGTGCAGGGCAGAACTACCGTTAGCGCGGCCATGCTATCGGCTATTGTTGCAAAGATGCCATCGGGGTCGCTTGTGTCTATGTCTCTGGCAGATGGGATGCTAACGGTCAAGGCGGGGCGGTCCAAGTATGAGTTGCAGACCCTGCCGATTGAAGACTTCCCGCTTATGGCAACCAGTGAGTATAGCCATACGTTCACGTCGCAGGCTCACGACTTGGCGCGGCTTTTCAACCTGACAAAAGGGGCAATGTCCACCGAAGAAACACGATACTACCTGCAAGGGGTTTACATTCATCCATCGCAGGACGGGAACATTGTCGCGGTTGCCACGGACGGGCACCGGCTGGCAAAGGCTACAATGCCGCATGACGTGTCGTTTCCTGGCGTGATTGTTCCGCGCAAGACGGTTGGCGAGTTAGTCAAGGTGCTGGATTTGGGCGATGTTGTCGTTTCTCTGTCAGAAACCAAGATCAAGTTTGATATGGGATCGACTGTTATTGTGTCCAAGGTGATTGACGGGACGTTCCCGGATTACCAGCGGATTATCCCGACCAAGAACGGCAATGTTTTGACGGCAAGTGCGAGTGAGATGAAGTCTGCGGCTGATCGTGTTGCGACGGTTGCGGATGATCGGTCTCGGGCGGTCAAGATTGCGGTTGACGGCAATAGCGCGGTTTTGTCCACTCGGGGCAACGTTGGCGCGGCAGAGGAGGAAGTGGCGGTTAGCTACAGTGGCCAGCCTCTTACGGTTGGGTTTAACTCGAAGTATCTGGCCGAGGTATTGGCACAGTGTAGCGGGCAAGAGGTGTCGCTTGCGTGTGGATCATCGGAAGACCCTGTTTTGATTACACCAGGAGATGATGCGGGCGTTATTTATGTGGTGATGCCGATGCGAGTCTGACCTGTAACATATCGTGATCATAGGCCGCGCAGGTTTTGCTTGCGCGGTCTTTTGCTGTGCGGTATGTAGTGGGTAGTGGAACGGAAACAGGGGTGAATGAGATGCCGAACGTGATGACCCATGCCGAAGCTGAATACGCCGCCCTATTTCAAGATGTTCAAGAAAAGCGCGTCAAGTTTTACAGTGGCGTTATTGATGGCGTTGAATACATCACGGCGCGCAAGAAAATGGAAAAGGCATTGGACGCTTGGGAATCAGAACGGGCCGCACAATGACCCGACGCATGGCACAAGACGCCTTGCGCTATGTTAGCCGTGAATATGCGGCACCGGATGCGCAACGTCGCAAGATGGAAAAACGGCACGGCGAAAAGGCATGGCACATTGCAGCTATTGAGGCCCACGTCATTTTGACCGACCACGGGCATAAAGAGTGTATGGCCGTTCTGGAAGATATGATCCTAGCCAAGCTTTCAACGTTCGCATAAAAAAAGCCCGCGCAAACTCAAATGCGCGGGCAAATTTCAATGATCGTATGCGCGTTTAGTCAATCGGATATTCAAACTCGATTAGCTTGTTGATCATGTCGATTGCTTTTAGCAGGTCTTGCTTTCCGCCTTTTGATCTGTGGCGCGAAACGTATTTTATTACGCTATGCTCGCAGGCGTTAAGGTTGTTCGCCATGCTGTATTCCAGCGGCTGAATTTTCATATTCTTGTAATGATCCCCGCCGATTTGTTCCGCCATTGCGTCAGCCATAACCTATCCCCTTTCCATCGGATCGAAAGCCATATTCACAAGCCCTTTGCTCTTGCAGAACGTCATAGCCGACAAGCCCCTTACACCGCCGAACGTAGCCCCATAAGCATCAGCAGGGGCAAAGGCCCGCAAGGTGAAGTGGGTCACGCCTGGGAAGTCTTGCACCTTCATTGAATGCAGGTGGCCGGTCAGTATCACGCGCTTGCGGCTGGCAGACCAGAACGGGCATTGATCGGCAGCAATCGCGGCTAGTCGCTGCGGTGGCATCTTGTCGCCATGATGCGCGATGATCAAGCTATTGCCGTGCTGAAACCAGTATATTTCCGACTTATCCCATCCAGACACAACTGGAAACTCAACGCCGTCGGATAGGCGATAGCGTTGCTTTAGGGCGGCTTTCAGGACGATATGCGACGTTTCATCATGGTTGCCGCGCAAGATCACGACTAGCACCTTAGAGTGCCGCGTTGCTAGGTATTCGATGGAATGACTGATTGCCTCGATTGCAACGTCAACAATCTTTTCAAAGCGCCCGTCCGCATCCATGTGATGTTTAGAGCCTGGCGTCTCGTTGAAGTGGTCATTGACGTGCAGGGTGTCGCCGCCAAGGATCACTAGGGCGGTATCGGACGGTGGCGCGCGATTAGCTATGGTTTCAATGCCGGTTATCAAGTCTTGCTTTGCTAGGGCTAGGTCATAGTCCTGCCCGCGTGTTTCCCTTGCCCAAGCCATCATTCCAAGGTGCATATCGTATAGGGGATAGACCGTCAGGCTATCTACGCCACGCACCACAGGTGGCGGCATGGTTAGCGCCGGGATATCCTTGAAAGCTTCGGCAATGGATGCAAGGAAGTCTTGGCCGGCATCATCGCCCGGTGTTTTGTAATAGATGGAATGTGTATCTGACTTGACCCAAAACGAATGGGGAATGCTTTCTGACCCCGCTACTGATGCGGCTTGTCGGGCGGCGGGATCAGCTTCGGTCCACTTTCTGGCGCGTTCAAGCCGGTCTTTTACTGTCTTGACGCTCACGCCTTGGGCTTGTGCAATATCGGCGCGCGACATGCCGGATTGTCGCATATCCCATGTTTCTTTTTGGAGTGGCGTCATGAAGTTCCCTCTTGTCTTGTTTAGGTGACGTGTCCGGTCAATCAAACGTTCGGCTTGATCGCGCCCCAATTCTGCCCGTCTTGCACAATGCAGGCTCGGGCGGTATCGGCGTAGACCACCAAAAAACGCCCGTCATCGTGGGTGTAAACGGTGACGGTGCCGCCTGTGATTTCACCGGATGCGACCGCGTGAAACCCGCCAGTGACCAGCGCAGATAGCGCATCAGCAAGACCGGCGCACGGGGTATCTTGCGCGGCAACTGGTGTTGCGCATGAGGTCAGGGCCAGTATAGCGGCTAGTTTAAGATTATTCTTCATTCCACCATCTCCAACTGTTGCGGCAATGTTTAGGCCCGCAGATTGCAATAAGCAAGCAAGCCACGCGCGATGCGTCACGATTTTCCCAAGCCCTAGCGCAAAGGGATTGATCCTTGTCAGGCCAGAGTGCGTTATGAATGAGGCGTGATATTCTGTGCATTGGGAAATCATTGCATATCTTTGCGATGATGTAAAGGCCCGTGTAGAGAAAGGTCCGGTGTCTTAAGCGGATCAGAGGGAGGGATGAAACGCGCGGGGCACACCGGAAAACCGCTAAGTCCAGATAAGCAGAAACCCCGCCCTTAGTCAAAATAGCGGGGCCAGTCATGCGGGTGCGCCTTACCGTGGTATACAGACCTCTAGGGTGCGCTTTAGCAGGCAATCTTCCGAAGGCCCCGCTGTCCTGCTATTCTATCTGGCGATCCGTTAGCCTGCCCGGTGATGGAAACCAAGCTTTGACCCTAAAGCCCACTTGTATGGACACTCTAGACTTCTTCATAACTGGATAGTCACAGTTCACCCGCATACGCAGTCCCACCGTTCCTTCCCCTAACCGCGACGGATCAAGCGCGGCCCTGACCGTATAGAAACCCTTGCTAGCATTAACGGGGTCTATACACCTCAGTTAGTCTGCGATCAACGGGGCGTTTGCAACCGCTTGCCGTCTTAGCCTGTCAATTCAGGTCGCCGTATCGTGGTGACTAGACCACGGCAGAGGGTCGCAGTGTTAGTTGAGCGCGGGGCAGGGATCGAACCTGCTTTGACTTTGGATTTACCCGCAGTTGTTGAAACCATTTTCACCACTCCGCGCTCAGGTGATGCATTGCGCGGCTTACAACTTCCGCTGCTGGCCTATCCAGCTTAAGGGGCAATGCACCGCCAGAAAGCGGCTTCCGTGTTAGATACACCACCCCATCCACCCTGTCAAGACCCCTATTTCTTAACCGCGCGAACAACAGCAATCGCGCCGGATGACAGGAAGTAAAACCCGACAATCGTAACCATTACGCTGCCCATTGTATCGCCTAGCGCATCGGTGGAACCCCATGCCAGCACCTTATCCCAGACTACCAACTTCCAAGCGTAGATGATAAACGGCAACGCCCAAAGCGCCTGGACAACTGCCGTGATCCACCCGCCATTTGCCAGCGAAGCCTGCCGCGCCTCAAGCTGCTTTATGGTCACATCGGCCTTGATCCGGTCGGCATCGGTGGCGGCATTATCGCGGGCGGTGTAAGCCCGTGCCAGTTGCGTTGCTACGGGAATAAGCCATCCGATCACGGCAAGTCACTAGCATTGCTTTTTGAGGGTGCAAGCCTGATCACTTGACGCCTGGCCCCTGATCCACCAGACGGCTAACCATTGCCGCAGCGACAAGCCCTAGCGTGATATAGCCGCGCGCATCGGCTGGAATGACTGCCAGCGCATCCGGTGGCAATGATGCCCACGCGGTTTGCGCGACCGCCGCTAGGCCCATGAACCACATGGATAGCCACTTCCAAGCCTTGCGCCAGTTCGGGACTAATTGAACCATTGCGATACCCCTTGCATCATATCCGCGCCCCATTGCCAGAGAGCCGCAACCATAGCCGCTAGGCCCGTTGCGACCGCTACAGGCACCGCTTGCCCCGGCTTGGATGGCAATGCGCTAGGCGTGTATCCAGCGGCTTCTAGCGCGGCTTTGAACGTGGCATAGTATCCCGCGTATTTTGCGCCATTGGCCTTTACATCGTCGTTTACGATAGCCCTTGCCGATACCGCGTTGAACGTGGCCCCATCGCCGTAGGTTGACAACCGCTTGCTTCTATATCTCCCGGTTGTCATGCCGTGAACGATTGACCTTGCCGCCGTATCAGGATCAAGGATTGCTTCCGGGTTATTTTCCAGCCCTAGCTTGGTGTAGTTTTCCCGGCCTGTAAGCTGATCAACCCCGCCGCCGCGATACACCCACCCGTCATCCGTCCCGGGGCGATTGCCAAATCTATCACCATAGACGCAATTCGCCAACTCGACCGGCTTGCCTGCGAATTTAACTGCCTCTGGACGGGTAGGCCATACTTGTTTGATCCGTGGCGCGCGGTAATACATGTTCTCGCGCACTGGTGTTAGTTTGGCCTCGCCCCATCCGGTTGCAAGGATATAGGCTAGGTGTTCCGTTGAAATACCGTCGGCAATCTTTAGAATAGCTTCGATCACTTGGACTTGCACGGGCAATAGTGGCCCGGTTAGTTTTCGCGTTTCGGCGAAGAATTTAGCCTCATCCATCTTTATGCCCCTCGTTGCAGTAGTGTTTTGATGTCGGTCATGATAACGCGCATATCTTCTGAAATGCGGTCCATATCTTCTTTGCGGCGCACGTCAATTCGGCTTTCCAGTCGGTTCATTTCCGCGCTTGCGTTGCGTTCGACTGCTTCAAGGTTTTTTGCGTTTTGCATGGTTCTGCCATCGACTTTCACTAGCCAAGCGATAACTCCGGCAAACCCGACCCCGATTGGCCACAGACGGGATACATAATCAAGCGCGGTTTCCATTTAGAATAGGGCCTCCGTTAAATTCAGTGAGTTCAAGGTGAAACGCCGCCAAAGCATCTAATCCGTCCAAAAGCCTGATCACCAGTTCCAGACGACATCCTAAATGCAATTGCGTTTGCATCAGATGGAACGGTAAGAGTGCCGGTAGTCAAAGAATGCGCCGTTCCATCATTCACAATAGTTGTGTATGCGCCGGTTTCCATGTTAACCGCGCCAAATACAGGATTTGCCGATCCGCTTAAAGTAGGCGAAATTGCTTGGAATGAACCCCAACTTCCACCGCCGTTGTTGCTAAAAGCCGCCTGTAACGTTGTTGCTGCAGATGGATCAACAGAAAAGTCAAAATCAATATCTGCGCATCGGTCAAGGCCGGTGAAGTTTGCCTGCGTTGATCCATTAAGAGTTAAGAATGCAAGCTTAACGGAAAGCGCCGCGCTCACTACCTTTGGCGCATTCAAAGACCCCTCTGCAATTGCAATAGGGTTATCCCGCCAAGCATATGAAAGCCCGGACGTAAGCGGCGCATCGGGATCGACTTGGCTATCTGTGATCGTTGTATAATCCGTCACGAAAACACATACGGGCTAGAGCCGTCCCCAAATACAAGCGTTAGATCATCCACGAAATAAGCACCCCTAGCCTGTTGCGCCGCGCTACTTGCACTATATACCGGCCTTGTGTCCTCTGTCACATAGCCGTATCTTTGGTCGAATTGATACTTTTGCGCCTTGACTTTCAACGTATGCCCATTGCGCACGTCATCCCGGCGAATAACCTGCATTAGCGACATTGCAGGCTTTCCCGCCTCATCCGCCGCAACGCGACTATCCAAGCGCATGACGGACGCCAGTTCAACGTCGTCTTTTGCATCCAATACGATTTCATAAAGGACGGGCTGGCGGTTGAAACGGTTAATCAATCGCTTGCTAAGAATGCGGATCATGCTATCCGCGCCCTGATTAAGCCAGCGGCAATAGATTTCCTTAACCCGCGATCCGTTGTAATTCATCGCGCTTTCTGCATCAACGTCAATCAAAAGCCGCTGCCGCAAAAAGTTATCCTTGCCAAGCCCCTTTGTCGGATCAATCTGCACCGACCAGAATGAAACCCGCGTCAACCGATCTTCGTCCCGGTCCTCTTGCTTGATGGTTACAATGTTATTCCGGTCGCTAATGTCCGCCACAGTGTCCGCATCAGGCGGGCGGTTGATCTTTAGATTGATCTTCTGGTTAACGTCATCCCACCATATAGACACGCCAAGGATAGCCATTTCCCCGATTAGCGCGGCCACGCCTTCCGGTTTGCATATGTCCGCAGTCAAAACAAGGTTAGGTGCCCACCGTTCGCACTCTGCATCCCATTCCGCCGTAGGAATGAAGGCCGCATCAACGCCCGCATAGTCAATCAACAGTTCACTGATTACACTGTCAATCCGTTGCAGGCGCGGCGAGAAAGTCGGCTGGACGGTATCATTGACGGAATGAGCCGCCGCCACAGTGCCCCGTAGCCCTCGCCCTGTAAGCGTTAGAACGTCGCCCGACCTAGTGAACGTGACAATCTCCGAGCCTATTACCGCCGTGCCACTGGCCGCGTATTCCGTGCCGATGGTAGCAGGTAGCAGGGTGATAGCCTGCCCCACGTCCGCCGTGATAGCCGCAGACAGATAGCCCCTGCCCGCCCGTGGCGCGACCGCTTTCCGGTTATCTGCCAGCGCGAGAATATCCATTGCCTCGACCGTCACGTCGCCGCCGCCGTTTGGCCCGTCAATCTCGGTCAGGATGAAGTTACGCGTAGTTACCGGGGTAAACACGCCGCCGCCCAATGTGCCTTGGATAATCCGCCCCGGCCTGCCCGCGTAGTTAGGATTGCGCGCTTTCAGCTTGGCCCAGAACGAAAGCCGGTCCTTTGGATTGTACCCTGGTTCGTCGGTTTGTGCCTCGCCGGTAATCCGTTCGGCTTGGTATTTGTCGGTTAGAGTGTCGCTGTCCGCAAAGTCAACAAACTTCGCTTGCACCGTTGCCCGTTCGCCAAGGGCAGATAGCCGATCATCCGCGCCCGCAATGTTGACAGTGCCAGATCTGCCAGACGCCGACTTCAACGCCGGGATATAGTTTTGGCCTACGGGAAAGCCGGATTGTGGCGTGACGAATTTGTAAGTCTTGGTGCCCTTGTCATATGTTGCTTTTGACTTGCAGGTGTTCCAAGTGTTATAGCATTTACGCGGTGCGCCGCCCCAATAAGCCGTAGAAGTCGCGGCGTACGTCATGAGGTAAGCCGACACGTCCGTAGCATCTTCAAGCTGCGCGCCCCATACTAGAAGCGATGATGTTCCGTCAGCCGTGTAAAGCCGGTTAATGCCAAGCTTGAGCGTTTCGGTTGTGGCCGATATAGCACCGCCCACCGAACAACGATACCACCCGCCGCCCGCGTCCTCAATTGTTGGCGTGAGCGTAGACAATGGCCCGCCGAACGATTCATTGGTTGCCGTAACCGCAGACAAGTCGAATAGCGCGCCGATTGCAATGCTGACAGCGTTATTCTGCAAACGAACGCGGAATGAAGTAATCCCATCCGCTTTCAAGAATACCGAAAACCGCCGCACGGTCGCTAGGTTCATAGACGCCAAGTCTTGCGTTAGCGAGTGAAACCCAGCGCCCGCAGTTGGCGTGAATTTATCCGCAGTCATATCACCACGCGGTGACAATGACGTGTTGGCAGTTACCGCCCCGAGGGCCTTTACCCAAGCCGCGTTGTCAAAACCCTCTGACCACAATGCAAGGTTGGTGCGCGCCTGCAATGTTTCCAAGGACGCGCCGCAAAACCCTTGACCGAATGTGCGGGTGCAATAGTCAAGGTCCATTTCAAAGACCGTGACGGGGTTTTCAAGCAGCGACATAAGACCGCACCTCAAACCCTACATCGGCCATCAAGTCCCCTTCAACCCAAGAAACTCCCATTTCCGCCCCGCCCTCTGGTCGCCTGCAATATCCCATATCGTTAGGAATATCAGACGGCGCGCCGCAATAGAAAAAGGCCCCGCCTTGGTTGAAGTGCAATTCAAACCCGGCCAAGTCTGTTTCGGCAAAGTCACGATCTACAATGCCAACATTGATTGACGTTTCCGCGCCCGTCCTGACAACTCTATTGCTAAGGAATTGACCGGCCATGCTTTCATTTGAAAGCAACTCATATTTGCGCGCATGGTGCAACGCTACATGGCCTTCAAGTGGCGCGCTAGGGAATGCAAGCTTTGGCCCAAGCTTGATAACGCCGATAGCCGCAATCCCGCCTGTCAGGTTAAACCGCCAATACCTAGCCGAGGTTGATACAAAACAGACGATAATATCATCATTGCTGGTTGGCGTGTAGCTTGCGCTAATGGTTGTCCATGCCATGCCATCGGCAGAGTACTCCAAAGAGAACGATGCCGACAGCGTAAACATGTCATGCGATGAAATGCCGAGCATATCGCAAGCAATGGCTGACCCGAAGTCAACAGTTACAGACGCCGCAACCGCAGCTGGCTTCCATGCGTTCCAAGTGGCGTCGTCGGTTATGTTGGATGCGTTAAACCCGGTCGCCTGTGTGGTGTAGGTTAGCGTCCCTTCATCGAAGATGTTGCGGTAAAGGACGTTGATTGAATTGGTTTCGGTCGCGCCTGACCTGATGATTACCGTCATGCGTTTGCCTTGCTAATGATAACGCGACCCTTGCCGGATGCGGTGTAGATTTGATCCATCATAGTTTCGGCCAGCGACACTAGCCAATCCTCGCCCATGAGTTCAATCCTGGTTGTCTTTTCCGGCTCTGCCCGCGCTGACGTTGCGCTAGTCGGTCCAGATGCGCCGCCACCTCCGCCCCCGCCCGCTGCCTTGATAGCAGCCACGCCTTTTAGGCCAGCCCCAAGCACGGACGCATAAGCGGCAAACCGGCCTGCCAATGTAAGCCCCGGCGTGTTTAGCGCCTTGACTGCGGCCCCGTAAGCGTTGATCGTGCCCTCTACGGCTTGGAACGTGGCAACAGCCTTCGCTGATTTTTGACCGCCTGCCGCTGCGATATTCGCCAACTCGCCGAACAATGATGCGGTGTCGGTTAGCCTGCGGTTAGACGCTTCCGACTGGATAGCCGAAAGCCGTTCTTGGTGTTCCATTTCCAAGGCTTCGATGGCCGACTTATGCGCAGTCTCGCCCATCAATTCCAGAGCGCGGCGGTCGGTCAGGATTGCAAGGTTTTCTTGATACCATGCGTCAACAGTATCGCGTTCCGTTTGCAGGCTCGTGATCAGGCGTTCAAGGTTTTCCGCATATGGGTCAGTTGCGCCGCCACCGCCGCCATCGCCGCTAAAATCCATGGCTTCAGGGCTTGGAAAGAATTTGTCAGACCAGTATCTATCATCGACAAACGATCTAGGATCAGCCCCTCGCCCGCCTTCAACCCCATTGCTGGGGACGATTGCGTTTCTTAATCTGTCAGCCTCTGCAATTCTGTCCCTGATTGCGGCCCCAAGCGAAGCGACCCCGGAAATAGCCGCACTCATCCAGTTTGCTTGCGGCGCTGCGTTGGCAAGTTCCCGCATGGCGGCTTCGGCTTCGAGTGCCTCTCCAGCGGTTTCCGACATTGCAACCTTGGACCTTGCAAGGATAGCGTTAACACGTCCAAGCGCATCCGCTTGCGCTTCAAACGTAGTCGCACTACCCGCCTCGTCCATTGCGTCCCGCAATGCTACGAATTGATCCTTAGTCAACCCCAACTGGTCAAGAAGCCCGCCAAGGCCACCGCCTGGGCGTGACAGCAGCGCCATTGACGTGTTGATACCTTCAAACTCACCCCCAATTGCCGCAACCGCATCCCGCGCCGACTGCATCGCAGCGCCAATAGCGAACGTCTTTTGGTTTTCAATCATGGCAAGGATTGCGCCATTGACTTCGCCATACTTATCAAGTAGCGACTGCAACCCGTCCGCAGAGTAAACCTTGCTGATTTCATTGACAGCCGAAACGCTGTTTTCCAGATCGTCAACCGTTTCGGTTAGCGTCTTTGTATCATCCGAAGCCCCCAGCGCGCTCATGCCCCATTGCACAAGAGCCGCGCCGCCAGCGATAACGCCAAGCGTCAAAAGCGACATCGGGCTAACCATTGCCATCAGGCCAGACTTGATCCCGCCGAAAGCCGATTGCCCGGATTGCTTCATCTGCTCAAATACGCCAGAAACCTGCGTTCCTTGCTGCATTGCCAGCATCAGCGGGTTTTGCCCCGCCGCAAGCATCATGGCAATGTCTTGAAAGTTAAACATGAGGTTTGTGATGTGGTGATTAGACGCCTGCATACCCTTGCCGAATACCGCAGCGGATTGCCCCGACCGCAACATGCCAGCCTGCAAGCCTGCTAGAGCCGCATCATATTGGCCAATGCTAATCGCGCCTAGTGCAAGCGCCCGCTGCAATTCAGTTTGCTGTGCCTCAAATTGCTTGCTTGCGGCGTAAAGCGGGTTATACTTGGTCCGCAGTTGGTCGATCTCATCGCCATACTTGCCAGCGGCTTGCGCAGCGGACATAAACCGTCCACCCTCATCGCGCAACAGATCACGCGATGCCGCCTTGAGCGACTTAGCGCCCCGTTCCGCCTTCATAGCGGCGGCGTTCATCTTGTCTAGATCGCCAGCCGCCGTTCTGGCCTGGCTACTGTCAATCTCATAGCCAAGGCGCGCAATATCGTTACTCATCTAGACTTAGCCTTTCGCGCTTCGGACTTCTGGCGTCTATCCTCGTTAAACGCTATTTCCTCCGAAAGCGTGGCGCGGAAAATCCTATCCATTGCGAATAGTGTAGCCTTTTCCCATTGCGATAGCAAAACGCCAAGGCAAGAAACCCAATCGTTCACAACGCCCGGTGTTAGTGGCTTATCCCTATCATCGCAGAATGACCGCAATTCCCAAAACCATCCGACCACATATTCCAGATGGTGATCAATCGAAAGCGGCGGGCTTTGATGTTTCGCCCGTGAATTGCGTTCGCGTCTGGTTTGCCCGTTGTGATCTTTGGTTTCGTATTTAGCCCAAACGCGAACGTATTCGATCAGGTCGCGTCGGGCTTCCGCGTAAAATTTTCAGCTTGTGCCCCGCCGATAAATACCTGATCAACAATCCAGCTTGCGCCCGGATCATTTAAAACAGCAAGCTTGTTTTCCATAGTGCAAGCCGGATCAACGCCTAGCGCGCCGAAGCTCTTGCCGTTCCACTCCCATCGCCGGGTAGCCGCCGCGCAACGCTTGATGATGGCCGTCGCGTCGATCTCTGCCATGCGGTCAGAAGATACTTCCTTGGTGCCCGCGCGCATCCGTTCCACTTGCGCCGTGGTTCGAACCCACCAGTCAACAGTAGCGTCAGCCTCATGCGGCGCTAGGTAGAACGTGATCCCGACAGGCTCTTTAGTGACCGGATGCGTCAATTCCAGCGGAAAAAGCGCGTCGTCAAACAGTGCAGCGATGTCAGTCATGGGGTGCCCTCCATAGGCGATAAATCGGCGGGCCATTGTGACCCGCCGTTAGTGGTTAGACGGCCTCAGGCGGGACAATGATCGGCTTTTGCGCGGTCACTTTGATGCCAAAGGTTTCGTTGTCAAACTCCTCGCCGCCGCCGCCCGCGTCCAGTTCCGAAGTCACTAGCGCCCGGAAATAGGTAATGGTCGCGGTAAACCCTGCAACGGCGTCCGCATACTCACGCTTGAAGGCGTAACGGTAGCGGGCATTTGCAGCGGTTCGCAAGATAACCTGGCCAGCGTCGTCGGGGTCACGGCCTACGGTTACGTCGCTTGCGGTGCCGTTGATAAAGCCCTTCGCATCGGCGGAAAAGTCAGTGTTGACGTAGTTCTGCGTCACGATATTAGCTTCAAAGCCGACTTGCGGCAGGGTGACAAGCTTGCCGATTTCAACCCACGTCAGGGCTTCATAGGCGGCTTGGTTCAGTTCGGTGTTGTGTTGTTCGGTGGCGCAGACGTAGAGCGTCCCGTTCATGTTTAGATCATCGGCCATGGTATACCTTCATGATAGCGCGACAGGACGCCGCAAGAAAACTGTTGACACCATACCCGCAACCGTGTATCGGTGCAAAAGACCGGATAAATGAGGGAACGGGAATGAAAATTGAAGTCGGAAAAAGATACACGACGCGCGGCGGTGGTATGGCCACAGTAGTTCACGATGATACGGTCGGAACATACCCGCTGCTTGTTTTCCATGACGGTGTTGATCTTTGGCATTCCCGAGACGGCAGGTGCGGTGTAAACGCGGGCAATCGTGACCTAATCTTAGAGATTGTCGCCACGTCAAGCGGATCGGCAGCAATCGACCGCCTGCGGGAAGCGGCGGAGTTGTTTATCTTGGCTGGCCAAGATAAAGCCGCAGTCGATGTGCTAGGATTGGTGATTGAGTATGAGGGAACCAAATGATCATACCAAAGTTTGACGTGCCGCTAGGATGGGAAATTAGGTATATAAATAACGCTTTGGCGGGGGAAAGTTACATTTTCAAATTTAACGGTAGGGCGGTTGCAACGAAAGCAATAGGAGAAAAAGTGTTTTTTTGCATTCGACTAAACGGGTCCGCAGAGAAAGCCGTCACTGCAATGATTTATCGTTTTGAACGTGAATTGGTTCGTCTAAAGGATGAATCGAAAGAATCAGCTTCAAAAGAAATCATCATGTCGCTTGAGGAACCCAAATGAGCCAAGAATACTTCGCAGACCTATATGAATGGCTAAAAGAGGCCTATGACGCGGCCATGATGACGGGCAACCCGCGCCTAGCGATGGAATACGTTTCCATGATGCGCGCAATGGAAACGGCGGGAGTTGTAACGGTGGAAAAGATACAGGAGACGGTGCATTGAATACGCCGGACATTCTATGGGTAGACGAAGAAGCAGACGGCGCTTGGGGCGAAGTATGGCACAATGCCACACCGCACGATATGCAAAAATACGGTGGGTATCGTAAATACATCCGCGCCAATCTAGTGCCGCAATGGCAGCCGATTGAAACTGCACCAAAGGATGGGACGGAAATATTGGTATTCCATCCTGAAAGAAATGAGCAATTTGTTTGCTACCTTAAAGAAGGATACTGGATGTTTGCGCCAGATGCCGCGCTTGCAACAGATCCCACCCACTGGATGCCGCTTCCTAACCCACCGCCCGCCACTCCACCAAAACGGGAACCCTGATCATCCCCATATCTTGATAGCCCGCGCCCACAATGCGCGGGCGTTTCATCACCTGCACAGTCGCGCCATTGGCCGAATACTTAGCGCCCTTGTCGAAGTGATCGCATACCCTGGCCGCAAGCCCCTTTGCCTGCGCCCCGGTCCAAGCCATCGGCACCATAACCGACAAAGCCCATTGCCCCCGGTATTCGTCAACCGCATCACCTTGGATAAACCGCGTCGGTTCATTCAACCGCACGTCATCCACAATAATATAGGCCGCGATGGCAACCGGATGCACCGGCACGTCAGGCGAATAGTAGACACCCGCGCCCGTGAATGTGTCAGTATGCGCCGACAAGGCTTGGTAAATCTTGGCGTCAATCTGTGCGATTTGTGTCATGTTTATTCCTTAAATTTCCATTCGAAACCGTATGCCGTTTTTATCTTACCAGCAATGGCGTAGCAGATATTTGACCTCGCATTTTTAACTCCAATAGTTTCCCTTAACCAATCTGACGCTTTTTTCGCACTCCCAAATTCAAGACCGTTTGAGCATGTCACTGGTTTACTTCTGGCTACAGAAACCCTTTCCCTCGGGCATTCATACTCCGGGATAGGACTTCCTTTATATGCCCATGCAAAACCTCCAGCAGTAAGTCTTTTCCCGCGACAAGCAGCAGATATTTTACCGGCTGTAATTCCAGCCCATTTTGCAGCATCTCCAACGCTCTTAAATTCCATGCCATTTGAGCAACCTACCGGCTTCCACATCTTTGGGCTAGGACCGGGGTTTCCTTCTCCGCCTGACTTTTGGTTTACAAGTTTCGGTTCAATTTTGGAGATAACGCCTATAATTATCTTTTCCAAGGTGTAGGCGCATTTTTCAGACATTTTATCTTTGACTATATGAACGGAAAACCCATGCTTTCCCACCACATCATACCACCATTTATTCCTACTATACGAAGAATAAGCCCTATCCCTAGCGCCCTTCCCTACATAGAAAACGCGACCATCGGTCGTCCTACGGTGAATGTAAACGTAGAATTTCTTTTCCATGATCACTTATAACACATTGGTGTCACTTGCGCAAGCGCGATGCGGCGTTTCTCATAATTGAGACATACCGCGAAGAAACCGCAGCGGCGAAGTAACGGCCAGCCTGATTGTAGAACCTACCTAAACTATCCGCTCCGACAAAGCCATATTCCAGCCTCATGGCATACGGGGCGCGCCATACAATAGTGCATTTATCGCCGAGCCTCAATTTCCCGATTTGGCCAAGGGCTTCGGTATCGTTGCTAACCGACCCGTATTCATTGAACGGCCCAGCTGGAACATCACCATTTACTCCAACTGCCATGCTCGCCCGCAACGCCCCCGTGTCGATTGGGGTATTTTCCCTAAGCGCAAGGAAAAAATCAAGCGACCCAATTTGAAACGCTTCCTCTGACCGCTGCAATGTTTCCTTGGTCCACTTATTCACCGCACTGGAAAACCCGCGCGATACGCCAAGATTGCCACCCCTTATCCGCGCCATTGTTTTAGTCCCTTACGGTCCAGCGAATACTTAGCCTGACACATGCAATTGACAACCTCACTCGGCCCCGCGCCCCAGCTTGTGTCGTGCGGGTGAAGTAACGCTGCCCCGCTAGGCAGGATAAACGGGGTTTGCAGGCCCCTTACCTGCGCGCCGTGCATAGACTGGTGCCACGGTCTATCATGCACCGCGCGGCCTGTATGACGCCATTCCCGGATAACAAACCTTTCGGGAACGCCGGTTTTCTCTAGCCCTTGTTTCCAAGCCTCATACTTGCCTTCCTCGATTGCCTTTTGCACCTCAGTTCGGGCAATAGTCAGGCCCCTATTCATCAGCGCGTTTCGTTCGTAATTGGCAACAATCTTCGCAACCTGTGCGGCGGATAGCGCCTTATTCTCCGCAATGGCCTTTGCGACCGTGGCCCGCAGTCGCTTGTCCTTTAGAAGCGACATATTCAGGACGCCCCTATAATCGCCAGCGGCAAGCTTACCGCGCAATGAGGCAAGCCATTGGGCTTGGGTGCGGGACAAGCCGACAATGCCGCCTGTGCGCTGCCCTGACGGCCCTACGCGCCCCACTATGTCACGGGCTATTTCATCCCACTTGCGCCCGAAAGCGTAACCGTCTGCAATGGTTTCACGGACTGCGGCTTCCATGTCGGTTGTGATATTGGTGATCAGCCCTGTGCCGATCTGGCGGGCGTATTCCTCTGCCCTGGGGCTTGCCATGTTCCACCGGACTACGGCTTTCGTGCCGTCGGGGTATACCCATGCGACATTGCTGATTTGGGCCATGCCGGTTTGCCCGTAGGCGTTCAGGATGGCCCCGCGCAGTTCCGAGAAAGCCGCGCCGTCAATTTCGATTGCCCGGACTGCGGCTTCAATATCGCCCGCGCGTAGTGCCGTGCGCAGGGCAGTTAGCTTGGTCCCGTCGCGTATATCCTTGACCGCCTTTTCAAAAGCCCGCCGGATGGCAGGCTCTTGCAGTCGGATGATGTCGTCAATCTCGCTCACCTGATAAAAACCCGCATCGCGACCACAACGCCAGCGCCCGGAATGTTATCCACACGGACGATATTCCGGGCAACCCCATCTAGGCGGATCAATCCTCCGACAGTTGCGCCCGCATCGGCTTCAATGATCGCCATTAGGTCGGTGGCAAGAATAGTCTGCCCGTCAATATACTTGGACGATACGCCACGGACTGCCGCGTCATAGGCTTCCCAAGTCGTTGTCACAGTCGGCGGGTCAATGTCGGTCGCGCCCGGTGTTGATACCGTAGTCCCTATTTCAACAGTGCCTTGGCTGGCATTGAATAGCAGCTTGTCCGCAGTTGTTTTCAGTCGCGCGTAGTCCATTACTCCAACTCCACCGGAATACGCCTTAGCCTGCGGTTATACTGGCGCTTGGCTGTTTTTCGTTCGCCCGCGCGAAACTTGTGAACCCTCTTGGCCCGGATTGAAAGAGCGTCATATTCAAGCCCGCCCTTTAGTGGCACTCGCATCAGACCACAACCGCCCAAGGCATTCTAGCGCCGCCCGGTTGCACGGATAGCAGGCAACGCAGCTTGTCGGTCGCCATGGTTACGATTTGCCGCAATTCCTCTGCATTACCCTGCAATCGCGACGTGTCGTATTCAACCTCGATCACGTCAACCTTTTCGCGCTTGTTGACGCCCGCAAGTGACACGTTAGGCGACAGGAACCCAGGCGATTGAAACTCTACCCGCGCCAAGACGTGTTGCGCAAAGATCAGTTCTGCCGGGATTTCATTCGCACCAATGGCCAAACCTTCGCAGTCGGTAACGTCAGACCTTGGCCATGCAAGCGACTGCCCGCGCCCTAGCGTCCGAGTGCCTTTCCATTTCAGGCCGTCAAGGTAAGCCGCCGCGCGACGAATAGCGGCTTCCTTGTCAGTAGGGCTTCCGGTTAGCGACGCGCCAAAGTAATCAACCGCCCATGCGCTGCAATCCGTGACATCAGCGTAGCAATCAGCGCCCGCTACTCCCGCCCCGGTTTCAACGATGAGTGCCATTAGACATTAACCAGAACGGCCACAAGGCCCGTGCCGCCAGTGATTGCAATGGTGCCCTTGAGGTAAGCCGCGATGCTGTCCAAGCTAACCGTCTTGACCGCACCAGCAGCGATAGATCCGACCGCATAGCCGCCGCTTGTGGTGACGGTGCCAAGGCCTGGCACATATTCGGACGTTGCGCCGTCGCCGTCGATGGTTGGCGAGATTGCGCCGCCGGTAGGGTTTCGCAGGATCAGGTATTTCGACCGGCCAGTGGTTAGCGCGAAGCTGTCGGTGCCGTTCAATGTGGTTTCGGTTACGGTAGTGACCCCGTTAGCGCCGAAGTTCGTTGCGGTAATGGCTGGCATGTTGTGTCCTTTTGCGGTTTGTTCGGATCATAGCGGAAAACCTGTTGACAGGCAAAATGGCCCAATAGAAAAGGGGCGCAAAAGCGCCCCTCCAAGTCATATCATCCCGCAGATTAGGTGCGAGTGCCAGCGCGCAACAGGCCAGGACGTTGGCAGATATACAGCGGATAGCTATACTGCTCGTTCCGAACCCAAGCATCGCGGCCCGAAGGATCACGCAGGTTCATGGAATAGACGTTCTGACCAGGTGCGCCAACGAACGGGATAAACTCATCAGCCGGTGCCATAACCTGCTTGAACACGTCCACCGCACCGACTGGGAAAAACTTCGCCGTATCAGTTGCGACTGCAATCTCGGTATTGTCGTCCGAACCGCGATAGTTGTGGAAAGTAATACCGCCGTAAGTGAATTGACCGAAAGCATTGCCTTCCCGCAGATCAGCCGCAGCCGCCCAGTTGAGGTAGGTAGCCCGCACAGTCGGGTGATTGATCAGCGCATCATAGAACGCATCCCCGGCAAGCGCGTGAAGCGTGGTGCGACCGTCAATCCATGCACCCTTGGCAGAACGCGCAACCGACCTCACCAAGGCGTTACAAGTGCCGCGCACGTCGGTGTCGGCCACTTCAAGGTTGAAGTCAGTCGCCGCCGGGATGGTTTCGCCAAACTCGGTCGCATAGTTGTAGATCGTGCTGCCATCAGCGTCCAGAAGAATACCCTGCAAAGCGCCAAGGCGATGCTTTTCATGGGTGTATTCCATGTCTTGCCGAACCCGCATCATGCGCCGGTTGTATTCGTTCATGACCACGGTTTGCTCGTCTTCGCTACCAAAAGCCCGCCAAGATGCGATTTCCGATGCGTAGATCGTTGCGCCCTTTGCCAGACGGACGGCTTTCAGGGGAACCGCAGAACGGTCATCGCGGACCAATTCTTCGGGCGGCGCGCCGTTGGCCGAAGTCTGGATCAGGTTGACTTCACCTTCCCGGCGGTCAACCCATACAGTGCGGTTTCGGACTGGAACGGCGTCGAATAGACCGAGCGAACCGATCAGGCCCGGAACGTAGTCCACCTTTTCGACCTGGCTGGAAAGCGAAGTCAGGCTGAAAACGTCAGAGTTAAAAGCGTCAAGAGTTGCCATGTTTTTTCCTTACCGTGCTTTGATGCCAAGAAGCGCAAGCCCGGCAATCACCGCAGCATCCGCATCGTCCGGCGTCAGATGTTCCATATTTACCTCAGCGTCAGCGTTGATCACTGTGGCGATGCCGTCATAGGATGCAGAAGTGCCTTCCAAAAGGATGCCCGCGATAACGGCAGTGCCGTCGATTGCAGCGGCGTCCCAAGCGGCGTATTTGCCCGTACCTGCGGCGATTGCGATAGTGAACCCGTCACCGACAACCATAGGAGTGCCGCCAGCGGTAATAGTAAAGCTGACGTGGGTGCCCTCACTGAATGCGGTGCCGGTTTGACCGTTGCCGATGGTGTTGCCTGCCGGGTCAATCACGATAAACTCAGTGGCCGAAATAAACTCGACAACGTAGGTTCCGACCTTGACATTAGCCAGCTTGGTTACGGTGCCCACGGTCGCGTTACCGGTGTTGCCAGCCTGGGCAGTAGCAGAGCCAGCAGCGCCTGCCGTGATTTTGCCCATGACTTGACCAGCGACTAGCGCCGGGGTGGATGCGACAGTGACTTGATCGCGCGAGCGATAACCGTTGGCTTCACTCACCATAAATTCCGCAGTGCGGAAGGTGTCATTAACAGCGGCCATTATTTAGCCCCTTTCTTGGATTTGGCGTTTACCTTTGCCCACGGATCATCTTCTTCCATGGCCTTCGATTTCATCGCATCGGCCAGAGCCTTGCGGGCGGATTCATCGGGTGCGGGGGCTTTGTCCAGAACCTTGAGCATGCCAGCAATTTCAGCATCCGAAGCGTCTTTGATTGCCTCATCGCCAAACTTGGCCTTTACGGCGTCCCGGCGCGCCATTGCATCGGCCAAGTCCTTGACCTTGGCCTGCATATCTTCATCGGACAGGATTTTGCTTTCCGCGTCCGCAAGCTTTGCTTTCAGTTCACCGATTGCGGATTGCAACCCGTCAACAATCGTCTTGAGCGTATCAGCGTCATCGGCCTTCACATTGATAGCCTTGTCGCCAATCGCTACTGCCTTCATATCCATTCGGGATACCTCTTTGCTAGTAGTGAGCGGGGATATTCCCCATTGATTAGCGGCACTGTCACCAATGCGCGCCTCAGACCCGGCACGGCCTTTGTCAACCAATGCCAGATGATTAATGCGGATATTTCTCATCACCGCGTCATACTCAGGGTGATCATCCACAAATTCCAATTCAGCGGTGTAGCCCGCCGATAGTTCTTTCTTGCCTCCGTCAAAGGCCGCAATTGCGCCCGCATCCTTCAGGATCAGATCAAGCGCAAGAAACTCACCGTCTCGCATGACGTTCGTGCCGACTTCTCCGACTGCCAATTCTTTCCAATTTGCAGCATCAACCATAGTTGCCGGGTGATCATTGGTAATTGGCGCATGGGCAAAGCCTGCAACGCTATCCTTGGAAAACACTTCTTCGGGCGGGCGGTAAACCCTGACCCGCGCATTGCCCACTAGGCCCAACTCGGACGCCAAGTAATCTTGGACGCCGGTTCGCACGGCTTTAGCGCGGGCGGTTAGGTATCCGTCGCCAGTTCGCTTGACCGTTCCGATTGTCGCTTTATCGAGGAATTGCATATTCATGCCTTGCTAGTTACCACGCATTACCAGTTGCCGCAAATAGGGGGTTACACTCCAATCAGCGACCCCGATGTCAGGCCAAGCAAGATCGCCGCGTTCCGCGCCCCGGTGTGGCCCATGACTTGCCAGCTTTCCGGCATGTAATGCAGCCCGTCCGCGTTATAGAGCCAGCCGTTTGACCAATCGCCGTTGCCGTCCTTGGTGATCGTGTTGAATACGGTTCCCTTTTCCTTGGCCGTGTTAAGGATCAGGAACGTGTCGGCCCGTGCATCGCAGACCGCAATCTGTGCCGCCCGAACCGCAGCGCGGGATAGCGTCTCGTTCGCATCAACTTCAATCGACGTAGTGCCAAGCCGACCGATGCCATAAACCAGCATATAGTCGAGGCTCCACGTTGTTTTCATATGCGTGATGAAAGCATCGAAGCCGGTTTGAATATCGCCTGCCGTGACTTGCGCCAAGGCCAGCCGGTCAGCATCAGCCTCATTCCCGCACCAGACGCCAACCCGCATTCCGCGCGCATAGGTCGGGTGCAGGTCTTGGGTGTCGCAAGCATCGGTGATGATCTGATCACGGGGATAGCCTGCGACCACCTCATAGCCGCCAACGAGGCTCGTGGCATACGGTGTCGGTGCCCAATGCGGAGTGCCACCGCCCGGATCAAGCAAGCCCGTTCCAGCGACCGGGATATTGCACCACAAGCTCCGCCGCCCGGTCAGGTCGAACCACCGTTGCGCAAAGGCTGGCGCTGGTGATGACCCGCCGATGTGTGCTGCGGCGCTGTTGCCGTTTTTCAATGGGTCAATCGCCCATCTGGCCGTCGGGTTCTCACGCATGAGCGACATCGCGATATTGGCAGGTGTGCAGGTTGTGACGTGGGTCGTGTTGACTGCATTGCCCCCATGGTTAGACTGCCCGGTCGCGATGAAAAGATCAGTCGTGACGAATGCCCCAGACCCTGATGATGTCGCGCTGAAAACCACAGCATGAGCGTCAGCGGTTGCTTTCCGTTGCGCGAAAGTGTGTGTCAAATCAGTTCAACTCCAAGGAATGCAATTTCGCCATCAAAGGCCAATCCGAAAGTTGGCGTATTCCGCGCGCCGATTGCGAATTTATCGCACGTCAAAACACCTGCCGCGCCAAGGTAATCCGCGTTCGTAAACGCGGTGACACCATTAAGGTACCCTGAAACCAAGCCGCTGCCGAACTCAAGAGTGAGGGTTTGAGTGGTGTTGGCGGTGATCTTGACAACGCTGTCAACCGATGGAGTTTGCAGCCCATCAACGCTGCGCCGCAATATCCGAATGTCGCCGGTTCCGTCGGTGGCAATGATTTGGTACCCGTTGTTCGACCCAGTAAGCGACCACGCGACAAGACACTGTTGCGTTGCGATGTTGTTGCACTCAAAGATGATAGTGATACGGAAAGACGCCGTGGCGGAGTTCATGATTGTCGCCAAGCTACCGCCGCCTAGCCACTCGCCCCCAGTGGTGAATACCGCAGCCGCTACCGTGTCAGTCATTGCGCCTATGGTGGGCCGATCCGCAGAAGTGGCCTGCGTGATATCATACCCTGCCCCACCTGTGCCGAGGTTGTATGCCGTCTCGACCTTGCCTGTATTCAGCAGGTAGCCCGATGCCGTGCGGAAGTCATAGGCCGCATCATACGCCGCATACGGGTCAACCCCCATGCGACTGCCAGCTTGCAAACGGCCCCCGCAATCCGCCTAGCTTGTTAAGCATGATGCTGTGCCCTTTTGGTTTTGCCCGTTGACGCTATGCGGTCCACTCGATCAATCATTAATTTTACTTTAGATTTCAGATATTGAATAAAACCCTGACGGGGCTGATAACATCGAGTGTTCAGCAGCCAGCCACGCCTCCGACAATGCCCCCATCCGAACGTAGGCAAAGGCAATGTCCCCATCGAAGCTCTCCCCGTCCGTTTCGTCATCGTGGCCGACAGTCAGCGTGTCAAAGTCCGCGTCCCGTGCAGTTATCCCGGCCTGAGAGGCGCGCGAAACGCCGTTCACGAACAATTCCCGGCTGGTGCCATTGTAGACCGCCGCCACCCGATCCATGACCCCTATGGCCGCGTTTACCGGAGTTCCGGGTGAAAGCCATGAATTGACGTTATCCCACGCCTCGATCCGGTAGTTTGGAGTTACGAACCGATGGGATAGGGTCGCGCGGTCATTTGTTCCCGCCGACGACAAATCGCGGAATGTCAGAAGCGATGCCTGCTTAGACGCGGATCTCGCCGCGCTTACGGACATAGTGAATGTCGTTCCACCAGTAAGGCCAGACGCTTGGAAGTGCCCGTTGTTTGTCCCATATTTCGCCCCGCCGCCGCCCATATCGAAGTTTGCGGGCCTGGAATAGATCAGGTAGGAATTGGCGCTGGTCGGGTCGACAAGGACCGCCAGCCCGTCCTTGTACGCGCAGATGCCCTCGTAATTTCCCGTTACAAACGTTGAATTACTGTCGCTGAACTGGATCGGGCTGTCGTTGTAATCGCATACCCCATCCGGCTTGACCCTTACCACCTCATCCCGGATGTCATCGGAAAGCCAGTAGTGGCCGCGCCAGTATTCAATGCCCTGAATCTGATCGTTGAAACTGCCGTCCGTGATCGTTAAAGTGATCGCGCTATCGTATGCGATGGCCCCGGTCGATTGGTTCAGCGTCCACTTCTCTAGGGTCGCCATGATGCCCCAGCGGCAGGTGACTAACCTTTGAATATCCGCATTCCAGCAAATGCCGGAAATCTCTATGTCCGTTGCCGAGACATTCGCCGCCGATACCAATGCGAGCGTCTCCCGGTCGAAGACCGCAATGGCGCAAAGCGTGTCTGCGGGGTAGTTGTTGATCGGAACAATCAGCCAATCGTTCACGACGCACAAATCGCCGCAATGGCCGAGCGTTGCCATACTGAGAAGGGTTTCCACATCGCCGCTTGGATCGGTATTGCTGGCAAGAAGCGTCCCTGCCGCGTCATATCGCCTGATGACGTTGTTGTCCGAAGTGTAGACCTCCCCGGATGCCTCGTGCCACGTCGCGCCCTGGTGCGGATCGGCGGCGAAGGTCATCTCTGGGTCGCCGACATTCAAAAACGACACGCAGTCGCCATTTACCGCGAACACTCGACTGGTCGATACCCGGTCGTCTGTATTCTCACCCCCAAGAAAGACCGACTCGTAATCGTTCCAGACCGCCGCGCTGCCATAGGTCGCGCCGCGCGCCTCCCTCTCTTGCGACAAGTCCCCCATTTCCAGAATGAAGCTCGCCCCGCCCGCCGTCGTAACCGATGGCAGTTTGACCCACAGCGCCCCGCCTTGGGCGTTGTGATGGAAAGCGGCAATGTCCAGTGGGTATTGCGCCCCGCCGATGCTGGCATATGCGCGGATATTGCCGCCGTCCTCGCGCACCGCAGTCCAGAAGACGGGCGGCATCAGCGCGAGGTCGATCATCACCGGGAAGTCGGATAGGTCCGCAGACACTTCGCCCGGCGCAATCGCGAGCATGAATCGCGTTTCTTCAGTTTCTGTAACGGCTATTCCATGCAGGCCCCATGATGTAAATGGGCCTCTCAGCCCACCTAGCTTGTTAAGCATGGCTAACGGAAGCCTTGCACTCTTTGACGCAATAGCCGTAAAGCCGGTTTGCGCCAGAAACGCCGGGGAACAACTGCGCTAGGGTCAGATCAGCGGCAAAGCCTTCGCCCGCGTCCAGCACAATAGCGCCAGCATCGGTGGAAGGTGCCACCGCGCCAACAGTTGCCTTAACCAACAGATACCAAGCCCCGACGTTTTGCACCCGCGCCGCAGTTACGTTGCCATCGGTTAATAGCGTCCAAGTCGCTGCCGGAATGTCGATTGTTGCATTAGCTGCCATGTGTTATTCCTTTTTGGTTTCCGCAATCATGCGCTAAGTGCCGCCGCTATCTTGGCCCATTTTTCCGCGCTAGTCAAAGTCGCGCCATATTCCGCGCCGTTGCTGCCGACCTTTTCCCAAACCGCATCTGCAATCTGATCAATGACCGCGCCGCTAATTCCGCCACCGCCTGCCGCGTTCAACAGATCGCCCATCGTTCCGGCCACGTTGTTTTGCGCCGCCAATGCAGACCATACGGCAGTTGCAAGGTTTTCCGGGCTTAGTTCGGTGAAAGGCGTCCAGCTTCCTGCCATTTCCAGATTACCCTTTAGGTTGCCAGACCCCGCAAAGTCAATCAAACCCGACCCTGCAATCGGCACAATCATAGACAAGCCGCCGCTGCCAGTGACAGACAAGTCACCGTTGCCAGCCATGCCAATGGTAAGGGCCAGGTTGCCGTTCACCGTGACCGCAATATCGCCGTTGCCGCTTAGGCTAACGACAACCGACAACCCGCCCGATGATGCAAAGGTAAGATCGCCCGATCCGATCATAGGGCCGCCTGATAGCGCGTTGCCTTGCCCGGTCAATTCAACAACCGCTTGCCAAGACGATAAGCCGCCTGCAACGTATGGCATGGCCAAAGCCCCGCCCGCGCTATACCCGTCTGGATAAGCCGCAGTCTTGGGCAGAACCGTATATTGCCCGCGCATGTATTTCGGCGCGCCAAGAATTAAATCTTGACGCCCGATGAACGCGACCCCGCGAACAAACCCAATAGCCTGTAGGTTGTTCGGGTAAAGCATTAGCCCCAGACCGCCTCAGCGTGGCCCATGAAGGTAGTGCTTGCAGCGGTAGCCGCGCCTGCGGTCCAAAGCCAAGTCAGGCAAGCGCCATCCTTGATCACCGGAAGCGATGGGATTTGGTTAAGCAGTTCCTTTTCATGGTAGACCGTGATCACGCCAAGGGTAAGTTGCAAAAGAGGCTTGGCAAGGCATAGCGCGAAGGTGCCGGTGTTAGCCGCCGACATTGTGACCGACGCCACGTTGCGGACGCCGCTATCCCCACTGGCAAGGGGCAGGAAAGGACCGTAGTTGTTAGCCGCAACGCCAGAGTGCGAAACGTGGCCCACGATAGCCGATGCCGTCATAGACACCGTGACAGGCATGGCGTTGCCGGTGTTGCCGTCTTGGTCAGTATAGGAAAGCGCCATGTTTTGCGCCGTAGCGCCTGCAACTGCGGTTTGCACTTGGAACAACCGAAGCCCCGCGCCGTTCGTGTATCGCGGGGCAGGCGTTCCGACTAGGGTTTGCGCCGATGTGGTGTTGTTCGAGATAGTCGGCCAATAGCCTTGCAGGTCAATCAGCGTGAGCGTTCCGGGAACGCCGGTTGCTGCGGTAGTCATAGCCCCGACACTCAGCATATGCTTGATGGATGCCGCAACGTCGCCGCCGTGCCGGATGCCAAATATCTGCGTTCCGTTGCCCGTGCTTTCATCGCAAGCCCGCCAGTTTAGCGCGGTGCCCGCCCAAGCGTTGGCAACCGGATGCCCGTTTAGCGATGAAAAGTCATAGGTTCGGCCTGCCGTGTAAGCCGACGCGCCTGTGATTTTGTTCCAATCGGTTCGGGTAGTTTGCCCCGCAGAGATTGCCGTAATCAGGTTGTCGATTGATTGAATGGCCATGCCTTAACCCCAGATAAAGTGCGCTTGCCCGTGCATCGAATACGCCCGCGCGCCAGATACAGGACAGAAGAAAAACCCAAGCCAAGCCCCATCCTTGATAGCTGGCATTTTGAAACCGTCCTTGATTAGCATGTTAGTTTCATTCGTGGCGCTATTGCCAGTCAAAAGGTTGCTGCCGTGGCTTTTGAACCGTGCAATAGGCTTTACAAGATATATCGCCCAAAGGCCACCCGGCGCAGTCAGGAATTGCAGCGAGTTGATTTGCTTTATTGCCTTGTCACCATCGGCCAAAGCGCAATACAACGGCCCGCTAGTCCCGGTGCCTGATACCGTGTAATTGACCTTGTTCTGCCCGTAGAAACCAGCACGCCAAGTGACTGATTTAACCGCGTCATCTTGGTTTGTATATTCCACCAGAATATCCGCAGCAGCCAAGCTAGGCGCAACGTGATTGACCAGAACAGCCATTACCCCCTCTGGATACCGCGGAACCGGCGCGGCATTATCCATCGCCTGAACGTCTGTGTTATCCCCGTCAATCAAAGGATAAACGCCCAGCAGGTCGTAAACCTCAAAGCTGACACTTGCGCTGTTTGTCCCGTTAGCAGCCGTGACAATAT